GCCATTGAATGACACCACTTGCATCATACTTGGCTATTTGAAATTGTTTATGTCCTGGCGTATTTGAGTAGCCGCAAACATAAATGTTGTTTGATGGATCAACTGAAATACCATATGGATACTGCTGGCTTGTTCCGCCAAGGCGTCTTTGCCATTGAAGAACCCCACTACTGTTGTACTTTACAACTTCAAAGTCATACCCGCTTAACTCATCTCCGCCAGCAATGTAAACATTGCCAAAAGAATCTGTTGCTATTGATTGAGCGGTTGAGTTAGATGTTCCTGTTAACAATCCAATCCAATACCCGCCGCCCAGCAACGCCAGCGCCCCAAAGCCCCGCGCAGAGGCAGCCCCCCTCGTTCCAAGCAACGGCATTACGCAAACCTCGTCAGTGAAGCCAGCACCGTGAACGTGGCCGCAGCGGTTTTAATGATCGTGTAGGAGTACACATCCACGCCCGAGGCATTGCCCGCCGTGGGCGCTGCGCCGCCTTGCCACCTTGTGGTTACACCGGCCGTCGCGCCGTCTACTTGCACGGTGGTGTTGTAGTACGCAGTAGTTCCGTTCGTAACAAGGAACACTACGGTAGCCGCTTGGCCCACTGCCAAGGCTGTGTCCAGCGTAGTTCCAGCAGATGCCCGCAAATTTACCGTGAAGTTTCCGCTTGCGTTCGTGGTGTAGAACAGAACAGACTGTGTAGTGATGTCGTAGTTAATCGTGCCTGTTGCCGCCGTGGCAGAAACCGTAGCCACTTCTGCGGCATCATTGAGCACCACGCCAAATTTAGCGCTCGTGCCACTGAAAGTTTGTGTTCCCGTCCAAGTGTTATCAGCACTCAATGAAACACCAGAAGAAGGAAGAGTAATCCCTTCCACCACATTGGTTCCGTTGCAACGTAGAACCATGCTGTTTCCGTTGGGCACGGAAATTCCACTCCCTGCGGATGTCTTGACTGTCTGTGCAAACCCACCAGTTGTGTTGTTGGTAACAAAGTACAGTTTGCTTACCGCAGGGACGATGACGTTTCTTGCCGCCCCAGGCGTTCCGCCCAGCACAAGGAACATAGCCCGCGCTTCATCAGCCGCGCCGTTGGCAGATGTCAGTGTGTAATCAGCAGCGGCCATCGTGATACTGGTCGTGCCAGATATCGCCGTGTCAATCAAATTTGTAGCCCCGGCGTTGAACACCGTGCCCCAAGTATTTGACAACTCCCCCGTTGCAGGGAGAACAAGTCTTAGACTACTGGTAAAGGTTGATGGCATGTGAACCTCAAACTATTCGGATCAGGGCAGATGTAGCCGAAGGCGCAGGCAACTGCACCACAAAAGGATTGGCAGTCTTGTCAGCGCCAAAATCCAGCACCGCAATAGCACGGTTCGCTTTTGATGCGTTGTAGATCAAAGCGCCCCGCGCAGTCAAAGATCCAGCCCACGATGGATTTGCAAACGTCAAGTAAGCAACCGTGCCAGACAACACCCACTGAACACTGGTTAGAGCAATACCACCAGCGGTGTACCCTGTTCCTACCACTTCATTGGTAGACGAGTACACCGTTGTAGTTGGACCAAGCGATGCGGCGCTTACATACAGCGCCATTCTCAAGGTATCAACAGGCAAGTTGTGGATTGCCTGCCCCAACTCTTGCTTGAACGATGAGCACAGAGTTTGTGCAATCGGCATTTACATCACCTGTGTTCTAAGCTGCCCTGATCGATAACTGTCTTGTCGGTTCTTGCCATCACCCAGATTCTTGAGCGAGATCATGGATTGATTGAGTTCCTTATCCATCATCGCCACAATATCCGGCTCCTGCTTCATCCACCTCGCCGCTTCAACCATCGCAGCGTTGAACAACACGCTGTCAAAATTGTCGCTAAGCCAAGTTGTAGAAGCAGTAACAATGCTCTCCGGGTAGTAAAAGTAGTTCAGTTCTGCATTGAACGCCGCGCTGGGCGAAGGCCCAAGCAGGAAAGACTGCACCTTCGGAGTGCCAGTCTGCGTTCCATACAAGGCATAGTACTTCGGCGTGCCCGTTACATTCGGGTTAGGAAACGACTCCCGAATAAAATTGACATCCTTGTTCAGCAAAAAACTGTACTCATTCGCAGAGATAACAGCCAGCGAGAACGGCGTCAAAAAATCCACCGGCACTGGAATCAGCGGGTTGTTGACGCTAAGAACCAGTGTCGTAGTCTTGCGAAGGATCGGAAGCTGAACGGCGTTGTAGATCCTTTGCTCTGCCAATTTTGTGATAGTGGCAAAGTCAACAGTAGTGAATGCGTTTTCCGTCGCATCCTCTACAGCCGTTTTCAGTTCCGAGTAGTTCACGCCATCGGCCCTCTAGACATTACACCCTTGATAGCAGCACCCACACCGCGCATCTTGATGCCCGAAGTTTTGGTGGGCGGCGCAGGGTTCGCAGCAGTCTGCCCAACAACCATGCAACTTGTGTTTCTCAAGTTGTCAATCTCTTGAGGCAAGGTCTTTGGGTTAGCAACTTTGGTAACTTTTCCCATGTCTCACCCCTTCTGGTTCATCACACGGGCCATGTTCTTCCCGTACTTCAGTCGGTCTTCAGTGGTAGGGCCACCCTTCTTAAAGGATGGCTTCTTGCCAGGGTGCATGCGCTTCTCATGCTTCGCCACGGCCTTTTCAGGTGTCATCTTCATGTGTGCTCCTTAAACTGTTACTGTAGCAACATATCCATTGGCAACCAAGGAATTTGGTGTCACTCCACTCATCACGCCACTAGCACCCCCAACTGGTGCCCACCCCCACTCAATTACCCGACTACCTTCTCCGATTGTCCCACTAGAAGTTACTCCAGATGCGTACCAAGTATTCGTGTCAGGCCGAGGATCGCGGATAGCCTGCGGGTCAGCAACAGGGTACATGCCCAACTGAAGCTGCGGATGGTCCGGGCTCCAGCAATCCGGGCAAGAACGAATCTGAGTCTGCTTTGTTTTGACTACCTCGTTCTTTAACTTCTTCAAGTCAAAGCGGAAGCCACAACGATCGCAAAACCCAAAGGATTTTTTGCCGTTGGCAAAACGGTTGCTCATACTAACTCACAAACATCTGTCTTGGAATTAACCGAATAGCTGCCTTTTCGCGGTCCTCGGAACTAGCCAACTCCCAGTCTTGCTCGTACTGAGCCTTCAAAATTTGCATCCGATCCATCGCATTCGGGATCTTCATGGACAGTTGATAAGCCAGCCCAGATATCAGCGCCGGCAGAAAACGGAACGGTATGTCTTGCGTATAAGTACCACCAGCCCCAGCGTCTTGAATCCTGCGAAGCCGCCAGTAGACAAACGTGTATGTCTGAGAATCATCAGGCGTAGGCCACACCGTAAACTCTGGCGCATCAGCTTGCCGATTGATCCACACCTGAATCGGCCTTGCTTGTTGCAACTTGTTGGGAATGGACGAGTAGGTAGAAACACTGATACGCGTGATGGTCAGATCAGTCTGAGTAGAGACATTGCCCGCGCCCGTGCGGATCACATGCTCAATCAAATCTACCGTGTCAGCCGGCAAGGTGTAAGTGTTTGTGCCAGGAGTCAAGACTTGTTGGCCTTGCTCAATAGTCCACAAATTTATGCCCTGGTTCGCCCAGGATGCCAGCAACAAATTTAACGACCTACGGGCTGTGCGCAGATCATAGCCAGTACGCAACTCCGTGCCGCAACGCTCGAACGCTTCCTCGACGCATTCATTGAGGTCAAGATTGAACGTAGCTGCGCCGGATGTGGTCATGATTTACTTTGCTATCAACGCAACATTTACTTTGCAGTCATCGCAGAACGCTTGAAGGCTTTGGCAGTAGGAGCGCCGGGAGAACCCGGCTTGCGCATTTTTTCACCCGATCCAGCGGCAATCCGCTTGCGCTTGGCGTTGATGCGGTCATAAAGCCCAACGTTTTTTTTTACTGTTGAAGAACTTTTATTTGAAGATTTTGTCATTTAAATGCTCCAACAGATAGTTTTAGTTTGTCGTCACCCAAAAACTCAGCAACGTCTTTACACAACTCATAAAAATCATTAAAAAGAAAATCTGACTTCATGCGGTTAACGGCCTGGCACACAAGAATTGTGTTTTCTTGAGTATAACCTTGCATGCTATCAATTCTTTCAATAGATACCGTGTTTAGTTTACCTGCTTCAAGCGTCATTATGCGTCCACTATACGCACAAATTCCAGATTGAGCCCCCCAAAAATTTACGATGTCTGAAATTTCTAATGCAAATATTTGTTGCCGTTTGGCTGCACTTTTTTTGGCGTTTTGCAAAAAAATTTTTGCGCGCCCTTCAATGGTTAAATTTTGTTTTGCACGAGAACGTTTGTTTCCTTCAATGCAACAATCTTTGCACCAACTATGATAACCATCAGATGTTACCGAATGCTTAAAAAACAAACCATATGGCTTGCCCTGCTTGCATCGGAAACATATTTTCATGCCTTTACCTTTAAATTTCTTTTTGCAACTTTTTTACTGTTGGCATAGAGCCCAACTTCTCCACCTTTTGCATACTCGGTAAAGTCTGTGTTGTCACGGCGCTGCTTTGTCAAACCTTTACGGATAGCGCCCATGCCCCTACTGGCGCGCATCAGATGTACTTCCCCTTGGTCTTACCACGCTGGGCACAGCCGTCAATAGATCCACCCTTGGCGTAGCGATTCTTTTCGCCCGCAGACATCATCCGCTCGTCCTCGCGGTCGCGCAACACCTCACGAATACCTGCGGGAATGGTCGGATCAATGCCGCGCTTGGGATAACGCGCCTTTAAAGACGCGACTTCCTTTGCGGTGCCTTTTTCATCGTAAGCCATTAACATTTACCCCCGCGCATCATCTTGACCATCTTGCCCTTGGTCTTGCCCTTGGACTCGACGCCGCCGCCCTTGGCATAAGCCATGCCGCCGCCCATCATCTTCTTGCCCTTGGCTTCGGCCATCTCGTGCTTGAGCATGGACTTGGGAGCGCCCTTCTTCTTCATGAAGGCCACTTCCTTCTTCATCATTTCCTTGGACTCTTTCACATCGCCTCCTTCAGCATGGGCTTTCGGCCCAACAAACTTCTCGGCAACACTACGGGGGATGCCAACGCCCTTGGGATCTTTCAACGCCGCGTACATCAGCCTACGCTGAGCTTCAGACTTGACCGGCATTACTCTTTGTCTTCCGTCTTGCTTTTCTCATTGTGCAAACGTATCCACTTGTACAACAAAAACCCAATCTGAAGGATCAAGTAGACAAGCGTTGCCCACATGATGACTTCATTGATCTGCATCCCCGCTGCTGCCGCGCCGCTTACCGCAACAGGCGGTAACCCTTTCATGGTGGCATCAACAACATCAGCCTTGTGTTGAAAATTCATAGCTGACTGCGAATTTGATTGAACTACTTCTTTCACTGCAGACGCTCCC